GTGATGAACGCCTTGCACCCGCATTCACAGGTCTGTTGATCAGCGTTTTTTATCATCGCTGGCGTTATTTGCATGTTCGGTACTTGATTTTGCATTTTAATCCCCCGACAATCAAAAATGATATCATTTTATTAGCATGTTTTGTCATCGATCATTTTAAATCTTTAATATGACCGGCGTATTCCATTGTGTTCAATTCTCTCTGAGTAAAAAACCTTTGGTATGAACCGAATTCCCAATCTTGGAATGTCATACAAACCCAAGGCCCCATTCCTGGTTCTTGCGAACAAACCAAATACACGAAATCGCCATCACCCTGCGATGAGAAAAGGTTCTTACGGTCAACCCATAGTTGGCCGGGATTTATTTTTCTTTCTGCTGTTTTTGTTGCCATTTGGTGGATATCACGGTATCTGACCCATTCCCCTTCAGGATCTTCTACCACTTTATGCCATGCGCGCGATCCTACAATTTCGTTGTTAAGGGAATCGTTAACACTCCCATACTCCATACTGTATCTTTTCATCTTTAATCCCCCGTTTAAAGTGCCATGCGCATTTTCATCTGTTCAAGTGACAACCCTTCATATACCGATTTAACGGTCCCTTCCTCCATGATCCCAAAGGCCATCACCGACGCCACAATACCGTCAATCCTCCCATAAGACTTTTTCTTGACCATGCGCCGGTATCCGTCGTTATCTTCTTGCACAACCACATTCGAAGCGTTCTGCGTTAAGCATGGATTTCCGTCATGCCTGAATAACTGTTGTAAGAGATATGTTTCAAACCGGTCAATAGCAGGGGCCATGCTCTTAGCATGTTGACCGAACGGAAGCATTTTTAGGCCATACGGGCTTTCAAAATTCCATTCACGTTTCTTTTTGTCCCAATCCCCTATTGATAGGTCAATTCCATCTTTTTCGGCTATCTCTATCAGGTCTTTGATTCTATGCCGGTCGTAAGCAGTACCGACAAGATCATATTTTTGATCGCACTCGTTTACAAACTGTATCACTTGGCCTTTAGATATGGCCTTGCCTTTGGAAACAAAAACATGGCCCTCTTTCACCCAAACATCATAGGGGACCTTATCGACCTCTGATTTTCGTTGAAGCCCATCCTCTGGAACCCAGAAAAACACCTTCAGTCTTACCCATTCGTCATTTGGGACCGGCTCAAAAACCAGAGCGAACGATGTAAGATCATTAACCGCAGATAAATCAAGCCCACCAAAACACCTACGCCCTAAAAGCAAATCGTCGTCGAACTCTCTATCCCGGCATGGTATCCATACTTCTTGAGAGATCCATGGATTATCAGATTCTACCCACTGGCAAAAACAAAGACGTTTGACGATTGCCTCTTTCGAAGGCATACCCTTTGTTTCAGCTACCTGGCCCCGTATATAGTCATAACCCGGTATTCCGAATTCAAGGGATGGATTTACTTTTGGCCACAATGACTCATCTGATAGGTACTTGTCGTCAATCAGGTCTTCATCGTCTAACCCGCATATGTAAGCAAAAAACTCATCATTCTTTAATGAACCGTCACAGACCTTTTGGCCCATGCCACGGAATTCCCAGGCCACTGAGGTTTTGTCCTTGCCCGCGTTCGTTATCATGAAGCTGAGAGGCTGGCGGCGAAACTTAAACCCGGCCCTGAGCATTTCGATTACACTTGAGTCTTTGTGTTCATGAACTTCATCAAGCAGTGCTATATGGGGGCGTGGACCTGATTTTCCTTTGTTCTCTGACGATATTGGTCTAAAGAATGACCCTTTTTCAAGATAAGCGAGGTTCCATTCTTTACCGCGCCCTCCTGATGTAACAAGCCGTTTCTGTAATTCTGGTGACTGATCATAAAATGCTATGGCATCCCTGAAAAGGATCATAGCTTGATCTTTGGCTGTTGCCGCTGCGTATATCTCAGCACGGGGTTCTTTGTCGGCTACAAGGCCCTTTATGCCTATTCCAGCCGCGAGAGGGCTTTTCCCTGATCCCTTGGGGGTCTCAACATAAGCAACCCGAAAGCGCCTACAATCATCAGACTTGCGCTTCCACCCAAATAACGAACCGATAATGAACGATTGCCAGGGGAAGAGTAAAAACGGTTTCCCCTCGAACTGACCGGCATTCAGGAGAAGGTATGTTTCAAAGAACCGGATTGTTTCAGCCGCTTCGTACTCATCGTAATAAAACGGGTAATCGGGTTTGTTTTGCCATTCGTTCCAATCGTCAAGGAAGCGTTTACATGCAGCACGGACTATAGGACCTGCAGGGGTTTCACCGGTATGGACTGAATCGGCGTATTGGTATGCTCTATCATCGGTCATCGTCTGTTTTTAATATGCTTTCACATCTCTCTATTAACGCTTGCCTCCATTCGAAAAACATGTTTTTTGCAGCATGAAAACCTTTTTTTTCGAAGACCTTATCAATTTCAGATATGAATTTAAGTTCAACTAAGAACCTCACTCCCCCGTTATTGATCTGACTCAATATCCCCTTTTTCCATGCCTCATACCAGGCTTTTTTGAAATACTGTTTTATCCCCCCGATAGCCATTTTCAATCCCCCCGTTAATCAAAAATAGAATCCCCCTGTTCGTTTGGATTCTTGTTAACCTTGATTTTACCCCTGTTGGCTGGGTCTAGCCCCAAAAGAGCGGAATATGTCACGTGAAGGCGCTTTAAATCGTTTAGGCGTATTTCAATCATGTTGATTGTCTTAGCTAGTGATTCTATGACTTTTGTATCATCCTCTTTTTCGATTTCCTTCTGCATAACCCTAAGATTTTTTACCTTTGAATCAATTTCATCCCAGTTTAGACAGTACACTGCAAGGGTGTCATTGTCACCCTCTGTCATAACCCCAGCGTCAAATAGAAGCTTCGATTTCTCATCCCATTTCTTTCTCCCCACATCACCTAATTCCATAGGGCATTCTGGTATCGTATATTTGAATTTAGGCTCATCGTCATTCAATGGCCTATGCCCAGGATTACCGGTTACAAGTTTAAGTGCATTAGGCGTGTTCTTTCGCCCTCTCATTTTCTTTTTCTCCAAGGGTGGTTTTCATCAATTGGGATACCGTCTTTATCGCACCCCGGCAAAAACCCCCGGTTGTCTTGAAACTGTTTGTGCTTATTATGGCATGGTTTGCAGAGACCTTGCCATCCATCTTGATCCCAAAAAAGGTCATAATTGCCTTTATGGGGCGTTATATGGTCCACAACGGTTGCCACGGTATGCTTGCCATGCTTCAGACATATTTTGCAGAAGACGTTTTCAGGGCGTCTCAAAAACAACCTTGACGCTTTACGCCATCGGGTTGTGTGATACCATTCGTGGCTCATTGGGGTATACTGCTCTCCCTGCTAATTTAAACACATTAAGTTAGATTAAGCTGTTTTCACCGTTTCCAGAAGTTTTAATTTTGCGAACTTGCGAAAAAGGGGAACCATCCGGTTACGCTGGCAAAAATTTTTTAAGATATTAGGTGCCCCTACCCTATTGTTTTATTTGGAATAATGGTAATTGTCCAAATTCGTTATTGTTGGATTTCCAAAGGTTGCAAGCATGGCAAGTGCATTGCACGTTTTCATAAACATGACCACCGCCTTTAGACATAGGTATACGATGGTCTAGTTCAGGAGCATTTGAGTATTTAGTTCCTCTTCTGTTCTTGGGAGTTGGCTTCCCACATATTTGACAGTGCCAACCATCACGCTTGAATACATCTTCAATCCTGATAGACTCATAATCAACTCCGAATCTCTTTGCTCTTTGTCTATGGGTGCCGCCAGCACCGAACCGGCTAGATATACCTTTACCCATCTCCCCTACGCCAGCGCATTTTCTTGAGCAATACAACCTAGATTCACTAGGCTTTTGATTCCTAAAGAACGGCTTACCACATTTCTTACAATGGAACATTGGCCTATTTGATTTATGCCTTTGTGCTGTATTAACCCCATGACAATCAAGAGAACAATATTTCTGATTATGATTTTGGGTTGAATATTTTACACCGCACACTTCACACGTCTTCTCAATAAATGCTGCCCTTGTCTCCTTTCGATGAAGCACTTGGCATTCGTTAGAACAAAACTTTTGAGGTGTACCAGCCTTGACCCGCACAATAACTTCAATGCCGCATCTCAAGCACTTAAACACACGGGTACGTTTAGACCTATTCTTTGTTACTGATCCTTTCTTCCTACCAGGCCTTTTCTTTCCGTCCAGCGTGCCCACCCGTTTTTCTATGCTATTCAGTTTCGCCATTTCGCTTAGGTTTAAAAGACAAATGCAGATTGATATACATATCCCCGGTGTGAGCCCATTGCTTGTAACCGTCAGATGTCGGTTCTATTTCTTCCACTGGTTTTGACATCCTAAAATCAAGCAAATGGTATTCGCCTCTATCTATTCTTTCGGCCAGGTCTCTTAAGGCCCAGCATGCTTTGCTTTGATATTCGTTTGCACCGTCCGGCTTATCTTCTCCCATTCCTTCCCCCGTTAATTCATCTTGCTCTTTGGCATCTTCAAATCGTCGATATTAACGACTGGTTTAGGCGCCATCTTCTTGACGCCCTTAATCGCCTTGTCGATATTGCCGAGTAGTTCATCCCGTTTCTTATCCATCGCGCCTTTCATTCTCCCCTGGATCTCTGCCGTTAATTCACTCGATTGCCGAGCCTTAACCAAACTGGATAAGATATTCGACACCATCATCATGTCGCTTGCCGTTGCCCCGGATTCTTCCAGGATGTTCAATAGGCTTACCGCGTGTGCCGTTGCTTCTGTGAATTTCATTTGTTATCCCCCCGTATATGTTATAGCGCTTTGGCTATATAGTTAGGTATCCCTAGAGAGCGGCACCTATATAGCCTAAATGCTAT